ACAGCGAACGCCCAAATTTTTGGAAATCTGGCCGGTGCCGCACTGGCCGGGATGAACACTCTCGCGGCTGAGACTGCTGCGTCGTAATCACCGATAATCTAAGCTCTAAGAAAGACGAAACCATGGCCTGCAAACCCAAACCCCAACTTCGCATGGCAGACGGCGGTGAGCTGATGCGCCGGTTTGCTAACCGCCAACCGGTGCACATGCTCGAAGGTACGCCCGAGAACATGTCCCAGAACACCGCGCCTATGACCGCGCAGGATCAGGGGGCGTTCAACAACCTGCGCAACACGGGTGTGGCCCCGGTCGAGGCTGCTGCGGGCTTGCGGGACGGCGGCACCGTGCCCGGTAAGGGCAAGGGAGACAAGATTCCTGCCCTCTACGAGCCCGGCGAGTTCGTGGTATCCAACGACATGCTCGACGCGGCGCCCGGCCTGCGCGAGGAGCTGCACGACCTGCGCGGCAACGTGCTGGCAGCCAAGGGCAAGACGGTTGCTGAGGCGAACGCGCAGGCGTATAGTGGTGGTCCTCAAAGGAACCAACATGAACGACAAACTTCGGGACTTCGTGAAACTGCCGCCAGTGACGCCTCGGGAGTCCAAGCTGTGGGTGGTCCTCGGGGTAATCTGGCTGTCGCTGATGGGCGTGGCCGCTCTGAACTATCTCGGGCTCCTGCCCAAGTAACCCTCCGCGCCCAGTACGGGTTCGATGACTTTGGGGAACCACTGGGGCAGTCCGCTCCTGGCCCAGCCACGGCACGAGTGCCTGCGGCGGAAATCCCCAAACCCTACACTCCACCGAGGGTAAATCCCGCTACTGGGCAGTATGGTGCTGCGCCAGCAGCACCGGTGGCTGAGGCTGCACCCTCGCAGAGTCTGTGGGGCAGGTTAAGGGGAGGCGCAGGTTCGGTCGGCAACGGGGCCAAGGCTGTCGCCAACGGCAGCATCCTCGACGCCGACGTGGGCGCAGCGGCCAGCAGGGTAGCTGGCGGTGCATTGCAGGGTGCGAAATCTTTGGCTGGCGGACTCGGGCGGCTGGCCGCACCCTTGACGCTCGGAGCGTCGGCACTCCAGACAGCAAACACCGATACCGATGAATACGCCCGCCGAATGGGCACGACCGCTGGTGACAGCTTCGGCAAAGACCTCGGCCTGCGGGCTGTAGGTGCTCTGGCTGATCTTGGCGACACCGTGACGATGGGGCATGCGACAAAGCTCGGAAACTGGATCGCTGGCAACGGATACAAGGGCAATGACGAGTTTGCTGCCCCCGACACCGCCGCAGCGTCCCCGACCCAACCCCAGCCCACCAGCCCCAGTCAGACAAGCCAGACCGCCGCCCGCACAGGTCTGCCTCTCAGCGCCCGCACACAGCTGCGCGCCGCGCAAGACCCGCGCCTGCTTAACGCCGACACCAGTCGCCCGGAGCTGGGCGCAGGCCGCGACTTCTCCAACGAACTGAATGGAGCAAGAAGCACTCTGCCCCAAGACCTGCGCGATGGCGTGGTTCATAAGACTATCGACGCGCAAGGACGGGTGACCTACTCCGGGCGCAACGTCGCTCCGGGTGCTGACGGCTCCACGCAGTTCGTGGACGGCATGGGGCGCACCCTCCGCTCCCAAGGCAACGTCAGCTCGGTGCCGGGTATGGACCCAGGCCTGGTTGCATCCACCCTGCGCAACCCAGACGGCAGCAAGTGGTCTGCCGCCGACAATGCCATCATGGCTGCGAACCTACGCGACGGAGTCAACCCATACCGTGGCACCTCCCGCGCTGCTGCTGAGGACGCCGAGGCTATTCCAGCCGTCGGAGAGTTCGGTCACAACCGGGCTGTGGCCGCCAAGCTAGCCCAGCAGCAGAACGCCACGGTCCGTCGTGGTCAGGACATCCAGTCGGCAGACAACCGCTACGGCCACGAACTGTCCACCGAGGTGTCGCGTAATCGCCTACGCTACGACATGAACAAGGACCAGCGGGACTTCCAAACAGGACGTGACGACGCGAACTTTACACAGGGGCAAGCCGCACAGAAGGCTGTCACCGAAGAGATTGCAAGCTACATCCCACCCGGCCCTGACGGCAAGCCCGACATGGCTACTGCTTCGCAGTACATGGGTGCGCTGAACGCCCACGTGGCCGAGCGCATGAGCCTGCTGCAGAAACAGCTGCAACTGAACCCCAACGACACGAACGCGGCCAGCGAACTCGCAGGCCTGCAAAAGCGTGGTGTCGCTCAACTCGGGCCGGACGCCAAGCGCAAGTTCATCGAGGGGCAGTTGGCCGCTAACGTGGCCGGAAGCACCGCGACAGGGTCGATGACTCCGTGGGGCACTGCAGCCGTGGACAGCACTGCGCCGATCACTTCACTGCGCCGTAAAGAGGGGTGGATCGGCCATGACTACGTGTCAAACCGTGGTGATGTGATCCCTGGCCGCTACATCGACCGCAGCGGGTCGGTCCTCGGGTTCGGTGGCCGCCCCAACCGCAACTTCGACAGCCTCAAACTCCGGGATTAACTCATGACCTACGCAGCATTCGGTTCAACAAAGCTAGACCCACGCCTTACCGAACAAGCACCAACGGAAGACCCCACCGTCGGTGGTGAGTTCTCCAAGGGCGTCAGTCGTGGCCTGCGGCAGGCTGGTTCCTCGCTGGGTGAGATCGGCGGGCTGGGCGCTGAGGCCATGGGCCTGGACGGTACGGCCCGAACACTACGCCAAGGTGCTCTCTCGCTGCGCGAGGCTGGGGCTGCACCAGAGTTCGCTGCCGAGGCACCCACCTGGAACGACGTGCACAGCGTCGGTCAGGGTCTGCGCTGGGGCGTGGGTAAGGCCGGCGAGATGGCCCCGATCATGGGTGCGGCCGTCGCAGGCGGTGCTGCCACGGGCAATCCACTGGTGGGCGGCACGCTGGCCATGGCACCGTTCTCTGCTGGCGACATCGCCCAGCGCCAGAACGAAGACCCGGCCGTAGCCAACCAGTCGGCAGGTGTGCGGCTGGCGCGGGCTGCCGGGTACGGCACGGCTGGTGCTGCCCTCATGAACGTACCCATCGCTGGCATGGCCGGGAAGCTGGGTGCCAAGGCGGTGCCGGGCCTGGAGCTGGCGGGCAGCCGCACCTTGGCTGGTGCGCTGGCCAAGAACGTGGGTGAGGGCGCCGTCACTGGCGGGCTGGGTATGGGTGGCGCTGAGCTGCTCAACCAGCAGGGCGTGAACCCGAACGCTGAGTTCAACCTCGACCAGGCAGGCGAGTCTGCGCTGGGCGGTGCGGTGACGATGGGCATCGGTCACGTGCCCGCTGCTGGGCTGTCTTACCTCAAGGGTCATGGTCAGGCCATCGGCGAAGGCTTGTCCTCTGCTCGAACATCTATTAACGATCGACTGGCGAAAATGAAAGAGGCGGCGGGCGATAAGGTCGACGCAGCAGCGGAGACCGCCCCCGGCCAGAAGGTCAAGGGTGTCTACGACGACTTCGGCGACCTGATCCAGCGCGGGAAGGCTAAGTTCGACGACACCGTGGACAAGCTCATGAAGGGCGAGGAGCTGGGCATCGACCCGAAAGAACTCGCCACCGCCACCGCCGACCGGGTGAAAGAGATGTTTGACTTCTCAGATAACGAGAAGGTCAAGGCCGCCACGAAGATGGGTAAGGAGATGCTGGACGACGTGGGGCTGGATGCAGCCAAGCGCCAGGAGGTGGCTGACGCTCTGGCGAGCGTGAAAGATCGGGCCGGTCAGGTCGCCATGGCTGGGCTGAAGAAGACCTGGGACATGGGGAAGGCTGCGGGCGCCAAGATCGACGAGTTCACGTCGGCTGTAAAGAAGGGACGGGAAGACGCACAAGTAGCAGCGGCGGCTAAGGGCATGGACGACTTTACGAACAACACCCTGCGCGGGATGGGGCTGAGTGAAGAACAGATCGCCGAAACCCGCGCAAGGGTCGAAGCCAAAAAGCCCACCATCAACGAGCGCAAGGCGTTCATCGATGAACAGGTAGCCAAGGGCATGACGCCCGATCAGGCGCGTGCTGCCTTCGTTGAGGCGCAGAACGGACCACGGCGCGAGATGCCTGCGCCGCCCGAGCCACCGAAGTTCTCGAAGGACTACGCTGGTGCCAACAAGGCCATCGCCGACGCGCTGGGCCCGCTGCTCAAAATCAGTCGCCCTGAGCTGGCAGAGAACACACAGGCCATGAACAAGCTGGCCGACGGCCTGCGCACCGCTGTGAGTGACCTGCCCACCAAGCAGCTGTCGTCTGATGCCATCTTCCGGCTTATCGATGCTCTGGGCAAGGACACAGTGCCGACGCTGACCAAGGCCTGGCAGGCCGTTGGTGATCCAGCCAAGGCAGAGGGCTTCTACAAGAACCTGAACGAGATTGCTGACATCCAGCAGCGCACTGGCAAGCTCAGTGATCTGGTTGGCAAGTCGCTGACCGAAGCCTCGCAGAAACTGATCCACCCTGACCAGTACGGTGAGCTGACCCACATGCTGCTGGCCCGTGCACGCGGTGAGGGCGTGGACCCGCATGCCGGTCCGAACCAGCGCAAAGCCGCAGACGCACAGTTCCGCAGCCTGATGGCTGAACACTTCGGCGACAAAGCCGACGCAGTGTCGCTGGCAGTGGAGAAGGAAGCGGGGCTGGGGAAAGGCCGGGAAGAGGCAGCCCAAAGCAGCCGGGCTAAAGGCAGCGACGAACAGTTCAACACCGAGACCGGTGAGCGCCAGAGCCCCGAGAAACTTGAGACCATGAGGTTCGGCCTGACGGAGCCGGACGCTGCCGGCAACAGCAAGTCGAAGCTGGGCGGCGAGCCAATGGCCAAAGACAACCGCTACACCAAGCAGCACATTGAAGACCTGAAGACGAAGTACCCGCAGCACGACGTGCGCTGGGAAAAGACCGAAAATTCTGACCTGGGTCACATCGTGGTGGAGAAGGCCGCCGACCCCGAGGCGCTGACGACCGCCGACGTTGAGTCGATGCGCCTGGACAAGAAGTACCCGAACAGCAAAGACAAGATCACGGTAGGCGGCAAGGCGCTGGACACGAAGCGCATCGCCAAGATCATGGACCGTCGGCTGGAGTACAGCGCGGCGGACGAACAGAGTCGTGCCCACCGCATGGCCCGCATGTTCAACGAGGGCATCGCCCGTCTGATGGAGCTGCACGGTAAATTTGATGTACCTGACTCGGCCGTGATCGGTGAAGTGGGCGGCAAACCCTTCACGTTCGGGATGGCGAAGAAACTTGACTACCGTACAGAGGCAGACAAGAAATACGACGCGCTCACGCAGGAGATGGTTACTCAGCGCAAAGCGTACAAAACAGCAGGCCCGAACGAGCGCATCAACCTCACGAAGATGTATCGGGAGACCGTCGCCAGGCGTAACAAGCTCCGAGATGAGGAGTTGAGCAAGGATTCGGGCAACTTCAGGACGAGCGACGATCCTGGGCTGAGCATGCACGAGTCCGGTAAGGATGCTGAAATTCACGCAGCTGTTGAGGGTAAAGACGAGCCGTTGTTCGCAGGTGCCGGAGAAAAAGAATTCAACGGCAAGAAAACAGGTGAGGTCATCCGCCCTCAGTCAGGTGAAGAACTGAAGACTGATTGGCGGAACACCGCGCCAAACGACGGCGAACTCGTCCATGGTGCGAACATGGACGGCTCCAAGCACTCCCACAACGCCAGTGACAGAGTGTCTGCACAAGATGGTGCCGCCCGCAACGAACTTCTCTCGACGACCTACAAGTGGGCCAACGTAAAAGGCGCTGGCGTCGAGGCGCTGGCTAACCGCACGCGCACGCTGCTGGACAATGCCGGCGTGCTGGGTAAGGCTGACCTGCGCAACCTCCTGGCACTGGCAGGGAAGAACCCCGCAGAGGCAGCACCAGTGGTAAACGCGCTGGCCCGGAAGTACAAGGACGTGATCGTGCCGCCTGGAGCGAAAGGTGAGAGTGTCCGACCGCCAAAAGGGCCTATCGGAAAGAACCCGGTGCGGTTTGATCGCGAAGGACGGGTGGAGGGCCAACCCGACCAAAAAGCCGTAGCCGCCAAGAAGGCGGCGTTCCTAGAACGAGCAGCCTCTGGTGACAAGGCGCTGATCAAGGAGCTGAGCACCAGCGACGACGCCAAGGGCCTGCAGCGGGCCGTCGGGGCGCTGGCGGAGGCTCACCCTGACTCTGAGGCGATGAAGGCTGCGACAGCCCGCCTGTCCGAGCTGGTGAAGAACCCCGACACCGCCTACGGGCTGCAGACGACGAAGTACAGCCTAGAGGCTGTGCGCATCCACACCGATCTGGGCCGGGAGGGGTTCGCTGCGACACACGATTCTCCGATCAAGCACGAGGGTAAGTTCGACTGGCGTGAGCACAAAGGCAAGGGTGAGGGGAATGCAGCGTTTGGTGCGGGGACGTACCTGTCGACTGCAGACGGTGTGCATCGGGCGTACAAGAACCAGTTCACGAGGAAAGCCAGCGGCGCACACCAAGGGGCCGTGCTCGGCGAGGAGTGGGTCAAGGGTCGGATAGCGGAACTCCAAAAAGCTCTGAGGCAGCTCCAAGATTACATGGGGGAATACAAAGTAGTGGCGTGGGACAGGGACATTGGGGAATACAAGGTTACTGACCCGTCCAGCCGGGAGAGCTATGGCGAAAACATCACCCTCATCGACGACCTTGTGGGGGATGTTGCGCGCGAACTGCAAGAGCTTCGCAAACCCTTAACCAAATCCCCAACCTACGAAGTCTCCGTGGACATCAAGCCCGAGCAGCTGCTGGACTGGAACGCGCCGCTGTCGGAGCAGAGTGAACTGGTGCAGAAAGCCCTCGCAAAGGCAGGGTTCGAGTATCGGGATTATCGAGACGACATTGCCGCACTTTCGGACCGAATCACGAAGCTGAGCACACGCATAAAAGAACTGCCCCGCGAGGAATCCGCCCACTACGAGGCGATGGAGAAGTGGCACGATGACAACCCCATCGAGTCTGCAATGGGTGAACGAAGCGACCCACGCGACAACCGTCTTTACTGGGCCAAGGAACGTGATAGCGCCCACGACCAACTCAAGGCCGCTAAAGCTGAACTGCGCGACCTGCAAACCAAGGCTGCGCATACATCGGCACACGGCGATGGTGAAGCAATCTACCGAGAAATAACGGCCCGTTTGGGCTCCCAAGCCGCTGCCTCTGACTACCTCCAGTCCCTCGGCATCCTCGGTCACCGCTTCAACGCTGCTGGCGGCAGGAACGATGCACACCCGAACTACGTGATCTATGACGACAGCAAGATCACCACGAACTATGTCAGGTTCGACAAATCCGCAGCCGACCCCAACGCCACCCACACCCAAGCCTACCGTGACTCGGTCAAGGATCACATCACGAAGGTCCTGGGCAACACCGTGAAGGTCGCGTGGAAAAATCTGACCACGATGCAGCACGCTGGTGACTACACCCATGCGCTCAAGCTGATCCGGTTGTCCGTGCATGCCCTCGACCCGATGTCGACGGGTTATCACGAGAGCCTTCACGCATTCTTCGCTCAGCTGCGCGATGCTGGTGCCCATGACATCACCGGCGTGTTGAAGAAGGCCGCGTCGTCCCAGCACGTGATCGAGCAGCTGCGCGAGCGCTACAAGAACCAGCCCGACGTTCTGAAACAACTTGCCGACCCCGAGGAGCGCGCGGCCTACATGTACCAGACCTGGGCCAGTGATCCGACGTTCAAGGTCGGCATCGCCGCCAAGGGTGTGTTCGGCAAGATCAAGGAGTTCATTCAGCACCTGATGGGCGCGTGGACAAACGATGAGCGTGCGCTGCACATCATGGAATACTTCCACAGCGGCGAGTACGCCAAGAACATGAGCAGCCCCAGCGGTGTGCGCGCGGCGCTGATGAACAGCCACCGCAGTCAGATTCTGGAGACCGCCAAGTCCTTCACCGAACCTCTGGCGCATCTGGCCGACGCCATCGTCGGCACCGGCGGAGCACGCCTGCGCGATACCGGCATCCCGGCACTGAACCAGCTGGCCGACATCATGAAGCGCGAACACACTGAGAAGGGTGGAGATCAGGGCTTTATCCAGGCGTCACGTGTCGAGGCCACAAAGATGCGCATCCAGCTGGGCGTGCTGCTGGAGCCCTACACCAAGGAACAGCTGCACGACGCCATGGAGGCGCTGCACAGCAACACTCCGGCCGTGAGTGCCGAAGGCCGGCTGGCTGCACGAGCCATCAAAGGTTTCCTGAAAGACGCCCACGGGTACATGAAGGACGCGGGGGTCGACATCGGCAACCTCGGGCCTGATTACTTCCCACGCGTCTGGGACACCCACTACATCTCCAAGAACCAGCAGGCATTTCGCGACATGCTGGAGCCCTACATTCGCCATGGCGACATGAAGGGCAGCGCTGATGATCTGATCCACAACCTCACGACCCGCGGAGGTGTGGAGCTGGGCATCGAGAGCCGTGAGCCGGGCATGCAGTTCAAGAAAGAGCGCAAGCTGGACTTCATCACTCCGCAGGACGCAGCGCAGTTTGTCGAGAAGAACCTGCTGGGCACCTTGTCGTCGTACATCACCCAGGCCGCGCGCAAAGCTGAGTGGACCCGGCGTCTGGGCGGAGGCAAGCTGGAAACCCTGATCAACGAGGCCAAGCAGCAGGGCGCTACGAAGGAACACATCCAGCTGGCCGAGACCTACATGAAGGGCATCGACGGCACGCTGGGTGACGACCTGAACCCCACTGCACGGCGCATCATGGGCGACATGATCGTGTACCAGAATGTGCGCCTGCTGCCCACGGCGGCGTTCAGCATGCTGATTGACCCGAACGGGGTCATGGTGCGCGGGGGCACGGTCGGAGACGCCTGGGCCACGTTCAAGCGCGGCATGGCCGGTATCAAGGACACATTCAAGAAAGATGGCGGCGAGGCTAATGCGGACCAAGCCACGAAGTGGGCTGAACTGGTCGGTGTGGTGGACAGTGCCATGATGAGCCACGCCATGGGCGACGTGTTCTCTCAGGGCATGGTGGGCGGCACAGCCCAGAAGATCAACAATGCGTTCTTCAAATACAACCTCGTGGAAGGTTTGAACCGGAACTTCCGCATTGGTGCCACAGAGGCAGCCATCAAGTTCCTGGCCCGGCATGCTGGTGGTCTGGAGGGGCTGGGTAGCTCGGTCCACAGCGAGCGGTGGATGAAGGAGCTGGGGCTGCAGAAAGGTGACATAAAAACAACACCTGAAGGCTATCTGGCGCTGACCGAATTAGAGGGCCTACAAGCCCCTCAAGTGCGCAGGGTACATGCTGCTATTAACCAGTGGGTTGACGGCGCTGTATTGCGCCCTGATGCGTCGGATAAGCCTATCTGGATGAATGACCCTCACTATGCGCTGATTTCCCACCTAAAACAGTTCGTTTTCAGCTTCCAGAAGACAATTCTGGAGCGGGTGGTGCATGAGTTCAAACACGGCAACTACACCCCGGTCATGGCTCTGGCCAGCTATGTGCCGATCATGATGGCGGCGGACATGGCCAAAGGTGCGCTGGTGACGGGCGGAGGCACACCGGCATGGCAGCAGGGATGGACCCCGGCTGATTATCTTGAATACGGAGTTGAACGGGCTGGGCTGTTGGGGGTTGGGCAGTTCGGGATGGACGTGGCGAAAAACATTCACCGAGGCGGTACAGGCGTGGGCGCACTGGCCGGACCCACCATCGAACAGTTCGGCGGCATTGTCAGCACACTGGGCGGTCACAAACAGTTTGGCAACACCGTCATCGACGCGTTGCCCGCGAACACATTCGTGAAGGGCTGGAGCGGCCACGGCGAGTCGAAAGCTGACCCGGTTTTTGCCGAATAAATGCGGTGTAAAAAAACGCTGCTACCCCTTATATAGAATATTTATCTACTACTCTCTTACTCTTTTCTAACTTCAACTTTAGAAGTGTAAAGTGTAAAAAGTGTAAAGAGAAGGGATAGGAGAGTTGTATGAGCACTTTTGATTACGTTCGTTACACCGGTTTTTGACGAAAAACGTCGATTTGTCGGAACGTCAGATGAAGCCGAGATTTCGCCGTTTTGTGGGTGAATGAGCCAGAGTATATTTCGGGGCTATTCGCGGCGTAGTGAACGCATTAAAATTTGTGAATGAACACGCCCGACGAATTCGCAGCCTTGCGCGAAGATGTGCTGTCGAGAATAAACCGTACCATGCTCGGCTGCTCCACGCGAGGCGTGGACCTGCTTCAACGGGTAGAGCGTGCGGTCATTCGGAGTGACGAAGTCCTCGCCGAGGTTGCAGCCCTAAGAGGTCTGCGTCCCAGCGAGGGACTCTTCAATGGTATGGAGGCAATCCTTCGCGACCACCCTGGTGCCGACCTATGATTCGGTCTCGTGGCGGCTTACCCTCGTTCATGCGCTTCAAGAGGTAGTACAGCAGCACCGTGGTGGACACCGTGCGGTAAAGCGCGACCATCACACGTGAGGTGAGAAACAGCGGCTCGAATGTCATGCTGCCACATTCGCATTGAGCCAAGCTAGCAACCCTGCCTTGTTGGTGGGCACCTCGATGGTCTGGGACTCGGCCTTGAACCCGGCAGCCTTGGCTGCAGAGCGGGCTTTGCTGGATTCGGTCTGCGATCCCTGAAAGCTGACGGCAACGACGCCAGTTTCTTTGTTGGTGGTGAATGTCTTGTAAATTTGCATAGTTGCTTTCAGAAAAATGGGCATGTTGCCCGGGTTGGAGAACTTGAGATTTGTCGAACATCTTTTTCCGACCTAAGCCGGACCTTGACATGCGACCTTGACATACTGTCCCGTCCTAACGCCTTCTAAGGCATTTCTCTCGAAGACGTTAGATGAAGAGGCAAAGAAAAAGTCATGTAACTTGTTGAATTACATGACTTTGTTTGGTGGGCGGTGGAGGCTTCGAACCTCCGACCCCTGCAGTGTGAAGGAAGTAGCCACCAGCCGCCAGCCCAATAGGCATGCGGGTTTCAGAAAAACCTTGACATGGGTTTTTGTCAAGGTATGTTTCATTCGACATAAGACGAGTCAGTTTCATCGGCGTTTTGGTATATAGAACGTCTTCACGACTCGCCACGCCCCCTGCAGGTTCGGCACCACGTACCCTCATGTTGCCCCTCGCCAGAGCCACTGCATGAGGGGCAGATTCCATGCTCGTCGTCCTCGACGTCCTCGTCGTCTTCAAGGTCCAGCATGAGCTCGTCAATTTCTTCTGTGTCGTAGTTACTCATCTTCGTCCTTCGTTGTGTTGTCAGCGAACCCGGCCAGATAGCCGGGACTGTGGTGGCCGTAGCGCAGCACCATGGAGTAGCTGGCCCAGCCGCCGAGCTTCTGCAGCACGTCTAGCGGGGTTCCGTTCTGGACGTGCCAGGTGGCCCAGGTGTGACGCATGCCGTGCCAGGTGAAACCCCGATATTTGCCCGCCACCATGCAGCCAGTTCCTGCTCGGATATTCGCGGAGGCCCAGGCCGTTTTGATTTCACTGACTGGGCGGCCGTTGTACGTAAAGACGAACTCAGGGTGGGTGCCCTGTACGGAATTGAGCACATTGATAGCCTCTACTGATAGTGGTACGCCGATAGCATTCTTGCCTTTGGCGTTGATGGCCTCGACCCACACCACTTTGCGCTTGATGTCAACGTGGTCCCATCTGAGGTTAAGTACATTGGACTGGCGCAGACCTGTGGCGATGGAGAAGTCAGCCATGGCCCGCATATGGTTGGGCAGCTCGGCGCGCAGTTTGGCCCACTGCTCGTGGGTCAACCAGTCGCGCTCCTTGGTCTTGCCTGCCTTGCGCGTGACCAGCTTGATGTCGACATCCGACATCTTCAAGATCGCCGAGACACGAGCGCGATGGCGCGTGTAGTTGGCAGCTGTCTTGCAGAACTTGCGCAGCGCGGCGTCGACAGTTTCAGGTGTGATGTCCGCGAGCTTGCAGTCGGGGAAGTGTTGTCCGAAGTACAGGATGCTGGCAATCTCAGCACTTGAGCGTGGGGCTGCTTCGACCCACTTGAGTACGGCGTTGCCCCACGTCTTGCCGGTCAGGGCTGGTGGGATTTTCCAGATTGCTGCTTTGCGCTCGTCGTGGATTCTTTGCGCCGCTGCGCGAGAAGTTTCACCAGTTGATTCTCGTACCCGTTTGTGGCCGGGGACCGAGATGCTGACCCACCAGATTTCGCTGCCGGGGTTTTTATAGAGGGACATGAGTATTGCTCCCGAATGAATGTTATGAGGTCTTGCTCGATAAAGGTCCACGCTCGCCCGACCTTGGCGGCTGGCACAAGGCCAGCCTTGGCACGCTCACAGAGCGTGGTCTTGTGTACGCGCAGCAACGCCGCTGCCTCCTGCAGATTCAGGATGCGCAGCGGCATGTCGGTCACAGTTCAGCCAGTACGTGTTTCTTCAGCGCCGCAACAGTGACGGGCACGATGGGTTCAATCAGCTCCAGCATGACTTGGGCATAAACCCTGATCTCGTACTGACTGTGTTCGTGCAGCCTGAGCTGGAGAAACTTGGCAAGGTTGTGCAGGTCCACGGTAGCGAACATGTGGGAGTACGTGTTCACCGGCAGCACGCCTCGGGCCAGTTCGCGGGGACATCCCATCTGAATCATCTGGTGGTACGACTGAAACGCCAACGCACAAGTGCGGCTGATAATGTCCTGAATGTCGCCTGACTGTTTGTGCTCTTGATCAGTCCGCATCTGTTTGTTTGACGCGGACTGCGTGGTAATCTGCGACACGTCCGGAATATAGAACTCTTCAGGCAGCACAGAGTACCGGGCGCTCACTTCGTTGAAGCTCCATGTGCGGTGCCGGTGCCACTGACGGAACACAAAGATGGGCGCCTTTACTTCGAAGGTGAACTGAACACACTCCAGCGGGCTGGTGTGGTGGTTGCGCACAAGGTAGTCGATGAGCTTGGCATCTTTGCCTTCGTCATCACCAGCACGCCATTCGGCGTCATACGACACCCTAGCCGATCTAACGACGGATAGGTCAGACCCCATGTGGTCGACGAGGCGGATGAGACCATGATTAAGTACCTTGATTTCTTTCATTTCTGGATTCCTGGTTTCCGCTTGGGCGCGATGGCCAACTCAAACGGTTCTTGCTTGGTTACGAATCTGTTGTAAGTACGCGGGTATGGGAGGTGCAGTTCGCGACACCACACAGCGAGGCTCTGGCTTTTTCCAAGGTGTTCGATAAGCTGAACATTGCGCCGATTGTTGCTTTGCTCTACTCGTCCTGACCACTTGCAGTTATCTTTACTGTACCCGAGCCGGTTATCACGTCTGTCAAGACTCGTGCCCGATGGGCGCGGGCCCATGTCGGCAAAGAACTTCTCAAACTTGTTCCACTCCGGTACAAACGATATGCCCCTACCACCGTAATTGGGGTAAGAGATGTGCCTGGGGTTATTGCAGCGCGACTTCATCTCTTGCCAGCTCTTATATGTGGGGGAGACACCCCGCGAGTAAGCTCCTTGACCGTGGGTCTTTTTCGCCTCGCCGCTCATGCGGTAGCAGCCGCAGGACTTCACTTTCCCGGTGCGAAGGGCATCCCCACTGGCAATATGGACGCCACCGCATGAGCATTTACAAAGCCATGCAGCTTTGTCGTCAAAGGAGACTGCCCGGCTGACCACCCGCAGTCGCCCGTACGTTTTCCCTGCCTCGTCTTTTACAGGCATATTTACCTCCGCATATAAAGATCGTAATCTATTATACATCTAACTTAGATCGTAGACCTAAGAAGACGGGGTGTCTGGGTTTATCTTTTTGTCCAACAGGGAAGTGCTTATATTTGCAGAGTTGTCCGATGGGTGGGCTGGCCCACATGTTGGCCCTGACTTCGGCAGTGAACCCGGTCCCGATGTGGAAGTCCACACCTGACTCCAAGTCCCTGACGTGGAGCGCACCCATGGTCCCTTTACCCGACAACCCGCTGGCGGCGGTGCTGCGTTTGGTGCGTCCGAGTTCATTGGTCTGAGCCTCATTTCCGTTGTACATTTCTTCAACAATGCCAATGATCTCAGCGTCCTGATCAACAAAGCGCTTCACCTTAAGCATAAACCCCTCCTTAACAGTAGAGCGGCCGAACTTGTAGGGTGCCTCGGGCGAGCGCAAGATGATTCCCTCGTAACCTTCGGCAACTTTCTCTGCCTCGTACTCGAGCATGTCGTCTTCGTTGGCCAAGAGGTTCTGTTCGAGCAGGCAGATTTGCGGAAACTTGTTCCACTGCCCCAACGAGGCAAGCAGCTCTTGAAAGCGCCTCTCAAATGACCCATTCACTTCGTGGTGGTCGAACACGTAGTAGGTGTAGTTCGGTGTCTTGTCGAACGCCATGACATTCGACACAGACTCGTTGTAGCAGGTCGGGCTAGTCGGCGAGCCGACGATCAGCTCGCCGTCCAGACCGTTCAGGCTATGGTTGCTGAGCTGACCATAGATGTATTTGTTTGGAATCGGCTTGAGCGTGCGGCTCAAAGCCTTGCCGTCTACGATGCTGCAGCGGATGCCGTCGAGCTTGGGCGATGCATAGACCGGGTACTGAATCTTTGAGAATTCGGCGTTGACTGCGAGGGTAGGGCGGAAGGTCATATATGTTTCCATGTTTTGTTGCTCCTTATGCGACTGATACTCGAAGCGGTGATTTGAAAAATTGCAGCAAGCTCAGCGTTGCTCAGCGGCGAGCGCCTGATTACTTTTATGCCTGCGTCGGAAAGTTTTGCCTTTGCGTGCGTGACTCCGTATGCCGCCCGACTTCGTCCCTTAGCATGGCGATCGCGCACGTTGTCTTGTGTGGTACCGAGAAACAAATGTGCTGGGTTTACGCATCCAGGTACATCGCATCTGTGCAGTACGAGGTCCGTCGCGGGAACCGGAATGCCACTTAATTCCAACGACATCCTGTGTGCCTTAAACATTTTTGAAGCACCGATACCAATTACTCCGTACCCTTTACGGTCTCTCGCACCGATCCAAAGCCAGCATCCATCTGTTTTCTGAACTTTGCTCCAGAACCGTTGTTCGAAAGTAGGTCTCATTCTTTTCCTTTGTTTCCATGTACCGTAAGACGGAGAGCCTTTAAGGCCAATGCATTCCCTTGTCTAGCCAGATTGACGACGCCTGCGGCGGCATCACTCGGCAGAATCCTGATGCCCCACTTCTGCGTCTCAAGTTCATAGACGTGATGCACGCTCCATCCTTGGGCGAAAGCGACAAGAGCTTCCTCTTTCGTTAGTAGATCGAAGTTAGACATAAGATTACAGAGGCGAGAAAAGGCCCCGAAGGGCCAGAGATTTATTTACCGGGTTTTTGCTTGACTACGATTACCAGATTGGGGAACTCCAGCGTGATGGTGTTCCCTTCTTCGGTGATTAAGACAGACGGACGGTCTGCCAGAACTTTAGGTGTGTACTCAAGTGCGTGGTCATAAATTTTAGGCCCCTTCTGGCCCTTCCATTCGTACATCCACCGAGACCTGTTGTTCGAATCTTTAGGGGCAGGCAACCTTACGACCAGTCCTTTTCGCCACAACCCTCCTAAATAGTCCGACACTCTGTTCACAGAGGAAGCGTGTTCCCTGATCGATGGCATGTCGAACAATACTTGGCAGTCCAAAGGTGCAGAAGCCGCTTTAAGGGCGGCTTCTAGTGCGGGGAAAAGACCAGTCTCAGAGTTGCGCATGGGAGTGCTCCTAAAAGAATCCTTTTTCAGTGATGTTTGAAAAGGTAGTGCAAATCGCACAGGGGGGGGGGCAGTGTACTAGTACACCGTCGCTTTTATTCTAATGGCGAGCTCGGTTCGCGAGAGCACCATCTTACGAAATAGCCTGGCGTTAATCTCAGGCACCCAATCGGTGCCGAAGAACATTGCGCCGCCTTCCTTTGCCCCGACGATGACTGCCACAGTACGCCCTTCGGCGTGCCGTGAAGTAAGCCACTCCTTCTGGAGTTCGGAGAGGGTGATTTTAATGACAGTGTCGTCGCGCTTGGGTATCACGATAAACTTGTACTCGACCCACAGATCGCCCGCAGGGCCGCTGTACCAGCAATCAGCTATACCGCCGTTGTACTGGTTGTGGTTCTTCATCCAGTACAGGTCAACCGGCAGATGCCGGTGAACTGACGCGATGAACGTATTTTCAGGTGTTGCCATGTTTGGCGGCCCTTTGTTTCCTGCCCCGTGCAGCGTTGAACGCTGTGCATTCAGCACACCGACAACCATACTCGTATCCGGTGCGTGTTCCGTGCTTCCATCCTGACGCTTTGATGCTTACGGGCGAAAGTACCTTGTCCAGACTTAACTTTCTGCTATACCTGCGCCAGATAGTGTCATACTGGATGCCAAGTTCTGTAGCCCACTGCCCGAGGGTCAGCGACCTACCTCGATACTCAACACGGATGTTTCGCCGTTGATTATTCAGCTGATCACGGATCGACGCCCACACGCAGTTGTCAGGGCTATACCCAAGATCATTGTTTCTACGTTCGAGAGTTAGCCCTTCAGGCGCTTCGCCCATGTCCTTGAAGAACTGATCGAAGTCATCCAACCACTCGGCGCACACGGTGATACCCCGCGCACCGTAGTGCTCGAACGAAGCATTATTTGGGTTTAGACACCGACTTCGGAGATTTCGCCAAGCTAGGTATGTTCGAGACCGTGAGGTGTTCTGCCACTTTGGAGTTCGCGGCTTTCGTGTCGTTGAGGGCGAGTTGAGCATATCCTACCGTATCAATGAGGTTATCTTCGTACATGAAATCACCGTTGAGCAGCCGTCCGAATTTATGGGCCACCATCTCCAGAGCTTCCTTCTGATAGTGCGGCAGCTTCGCCCAATTGGGGCTGTCCACCATCGCAGCTTTGATGTTCTGGGTGATTCGAGCGTGCTCGGCAAACTCACCGTAGCGGGAACCGCGTTCTGCGAGAGTTGCGTCGATGTTGTTCATGTCTTTGCCTTCATAACGTGGTTTCCGCCGAACAACTTGGCCTGGATAGCCTGTGCCGTTTTGGCCTGATGGATCGCATCAAAAAGTGCGTTGTGTTTTGTGCCGAGCATCGGCAGCTTGACGTTTTTAGCGCCGGGTAACTTCTTGTAGGTTCTGAAACAATTCGAATTCCAGAATCTCCAAGGCACCTCCATGCCGCACTGGGTAAATGCGTGGGCCAACATGGGCAGGTCAAAATCAGCGCCGTTGCTCCACATATGGCAGTCGTCAGTGCCGATCCAGTCAGCCAGATCGTGCAGCGCGGCTGGGAGTGTCTGCTTAGACTCATGAAAAACAGTCTGTGCTTCAATCGGCTGTTTTAGCCACCAGAGCAGGGTGTCCTCCTGAATACGCCGCTTAAACTCAGTGTTTGAGTCGATTGAGACCGAGGCATAAAACCCCGTATCGTCAATTTTGTCTGAGTCGAGGTCGAACCGTACCGCGCCGATGCTCATGATTGCGGCGTCAGCCACGGTACCCAACGTCTCCAGGTCGATCATTATGTGTTTCATATATCCTTTCGGTTTCTTTTCACCGGGGTAATCTTGCGTCTAAATAAGAAACAGCGCAAGACACTGTACTTACTTAGACGTTTGAGCGGCCTTACTTCACGCTTCTTCGGTTTCCTTCACCACTTTTGGACTAGCCGCCTTGACTGCTTTCGATGCCGTCGCTACAGGCAGTGCCTCCAGCGCTGCAATCTGAGCGTTCAGCTTTTCGGTACCTTTGGCTGCGGCAGCAGTGGCTTTGTCGGCCTTAGCCATTGCAGCGGCGAAAGATTTCTGAGCAGCCGCAAGTGCCGTATCAGCCTCTTTACGTTTTGCCGCTGCGGCCTTCTCAGCGTCTTTCGCCAGCGCGTCAGCACTTTTCTTGGCAGCAGCCAGCGCCGCCTGTGCTGCTTTGGTTTCTGCCGCGATGGACTTGATGTTGCCGTTGTGGACCTTCAGCATCTCCTTGAGGTTGGTCTGCTGAACTTTTTTCTCAGCGGCGGAAATGGTTTTAGGTGCTTTTGCCATGAAATTTCTCCTGTAGGCGTTTACGAATGATTTGGCTCTCGAGCTGAACTGCCCGATCTACCAGTTTGGTTGTGAGCGACAACCGGCGCTGAGTAGCAGCCTCAAGGCTGAGAGCTGCCATTACTTCTTCAAGAGTCAGCTCGTGCATGATTCGGCCCAGCCGCCGAAACGACACGAGGGCCTCTGTGATGTGGAGCTGACGCACTGCCATGATTAACGGCGAGCAGGTGCTTTGCCACGTGCAGGCGGAGCCTTCACGAAGCCAGATACGTCGGGTTCAACGGCCAGCATTTCTTTAGCCTCGGCCTGGCGGGCGAAGTGCTCACCGACGCTTGCGTTGGGTACAGGGTTGCTGAACACCAGCTTGGCATAGGTCTCGTTCTCGTCGAAACCAACGGTGGCGACGACACCGATAGGTGGCATCTGGAACACACGTGCCACGGAGGTGACAAAGCCGTCGAAACCCTTGTTGGCGGTTGGGCTGGTAGCCAGAGTCCACATCGGTGTGTTCTCGTCGGCGTCGGGCGGCAACACTGCCAGCAGACGCGAGTTCTTGCACGCCTTGCCAGCACCGGCAGAGCCGAACTGGTTCATGGGGCAGGAGCCGCAGTCAGCAGACTGGGGCATCGGGGCGTTCTTGCTGGGCACCATCTTGCGGATGTCAGCACCAATCGAAAAACACGCCGGGGGCATGATGTTCTTTGGATCGAAGGCACCCTCGTAGAACGCGTTTTTCGAGGTGAAGTCCACGATCACCAGCTCCAGTGGGCCGGGTGTTTTGGTGCCGTCGGGCAGGATGAACTGCTTGTCTTGGGTCACGCGGATCGAGTTACCAGAGGGCGGAGCAGTACGCTCGCTCATGCTGGCAGCCTGGGCTTTCAGAGCCTCCTGGATGGAGACGATATTGGCGCTGGAAGGTTTCTTCACAGCGACGGCGGTAGAGGGGGTAGCTTTGGGGGCAGGGGTTTTCTTGGTGGTGGCCATATTGAATCTTTCTTAGAGGTTAGATATCAGAGCGAGCGAACAGACAGGGTGCGTTTTGTGAAGGGCTGCACACCTGGAACAGTCTTGCCCTTTTCCCACAGCTCGCGCAAACCCGGGTCGCTGACCCGCTTCTGCACGAGATGGAAATACTTGTTTTTGACGATGTAAGGCCACAGGGCATCCCAGTCTTCGACGTTGCCGACGGTGGCCTCGCCGATGGAGATACCGGCCTTCTTGCCCTCGGCTTTGCGCGTGTCCTGCGCGTCCATCAGTCCGAAGATCGTGGTCTCGAGCGCAGTGAGCTCGCCGTTGATGCGCTTCTCCTCAACGGCGAGCAGGCGCTTCTCTTCGCGCAGCGCCCACATCTTGTCGGTGGCAGCACCGAGGGTCAGAGTGGGCGCTGGGGCAGCTTTTGCTGTCTTGGCACGGGATGGTTTTTCGATGACTGCTGTCATGTTTTTCCTTTCGGGTGTGATGGATTCTAGTGATGATCTGTCTTAGATAATAGAGACAGAGTGTGTTTATTTTTGATACACCTACTGACTAAGACGCCGAGTGATCAGCGCCAACTTCCATAGCCGAGCCAGCTCGACCGTGGTTCCTTTGTGGATGGCGAGCGGGCGATCAGTCATCGTGTAGTGAACAACACAACACTCGCCTTGGGCTGAGTTGTAGTTGTGGATGTTGAAATCGTGCTCGCTGAACTTTGCCTTAGAAGCCATCAGGCCAGCGCCCGCTTCGGTCAGGTGCACGATCTCTCACTTAGAGTAGTTGTCGTCATACCCGCCTTCACAATTCAACGGGATGTCTGAACACCACGCAGGCGGTGTCGACATCCACTTGGCCATGAACTTAATACACGCATCAGCCTGAGCAGCTTTGGGCATCGCAACCACTTCATCGTGTGTTGTCATCACCACCCGGTACTTATGGCTGATCTGCAGCATCTGCCAGGCAACGATGATCCGGGCCAGGGCCTGCACAATGTTTTCACAGAGCAGACCGCCATAAATCTTCTTACGTTGATCCTTGGCCTGATAGGTCCACTCTTCCCAACCCTTGTCACCCATGGACTTCTTCAGGTCGGGATACTTCAGAGCCATGCCGTTGGGCAGCCAGATGGTGTTGGCTTCCCAGTTGATTGGTCCGTAGCTGCCCTCGCGGCCGGCTGCCATGTCTTCGATGATGTTCTGACAAATCTTCCACCCGGCTTGAATCCTGTGGTTCTTCATCCGGTAGGTATTGACGATCATCTTGCACTGCTCCAGTGGGAAGTGCACTGGTGGTCCACCCAGAGCACCCTTGGCAAAGGTGATCTGGAGCTTGGGTGCGCCCATCTGGAAGCCGAGGCCCAGCACGCAGACCTTGCCAACGAAGCGCTCTGTCTTGTCGGCCTTGGTAATCGTGCGGCCATAGACGTGATCAGCAAAGTTGCAGTACGCATCACGCCCAATGCCACGGTCAGCATCCCTGAATGCCTGCATCAGATCGTCCTGACCCCAGAGCCAGCCGTTCACACGGCATTCAATCTGGCCTGAGTCCTGCACAGCGATCTTATGGCCTTTCGGGGCCATGATCGATAGGCGCAGTTCACCGCCACGGGTCAAGTTCTGCATGTTCATCTTGTTCTGCCCGCCCCAGCGCCCTGTGTGTGCGCGGTAGTAGGCATAGCCCACCGGTAGACTCATGCCGTTGGCACCAGCTGTCAAGAAGCGCTCGGCCCTCGTCACATTGGTAGTGGACTTGACCGCAATGCGCACATCGACCAGAGCCTGCAGGCGCTCCTGTTTGGCGACCATGAGCTTGACCTGATCCGGCTTCTCCAGGTCGAACCCCCAATCCTCGACCATGTTGGGCAGGTCGGTGAACTTGATGTCGTCCTTGGCAAAAGCGTAGGCGTACTTTCGAGCCTCGCCCTCGGGCGACTCGCGCTCTTCCTTGCCCAGCTTCATCCACGCAGGGCTGATCTTCATCGGCGGCTCGATGCTCTCGGCGCGCAGCAGGTCAGCGAACTTCTCGTTGGAGCCGATGACGCGCTTGATGATCAGCATGTCACGTTCCTTACCGGTGAGCTCTTTTTCCTTACCCTTGAGGAGCTTGGCGTCCTCCCAGTCGGCCGGAGTTACTGCTGCGTACATCAGTTTCTCGCGCCGGTCCAGCTCACGTTCGAGCTCCTTCTCGACACGCGGAATGTCGACTTTCAACACCGGGCTGCAGAACATACGGCAGGTGAGATCGATGAGGTCCATCTCGTCGGCCGGCATCTTGGGCAACATGAGCTTGAACACGCGCACCATCTCGTCCACGTCGTTGGCGCAGTAGATGGCTGTCTCAGCGAACAGGGCCTTGTCCCAGTTCAGAACGCCCTTGGTTTTCTCGAGAGAGCCTTCGATCTTTCCACCACCACCGTAAAAGACGCTAACCTCGTCAAGGCCAGCCCCAATGTCATTAGAGTGGAGCCCACGAGCCATAGACAGACTGTCGTACAGGTACGCAGGATGAACACCGTAGTGGTGAGACAGAATAAAGCCATCGAACTGAGTGTTGTGACACAAGAGAGAATGAGTCGCCCAGTTGATCTTACCCAGCTCGGTACGAATTTTCGCTGCGGGGATGATTCGAGTTTTTCCATTGCCTACCTTAATACCCATCATCTGGGCTTTGAACCGCGGGTCGCGGATGTACTCAGACGTGCTGAGTTTTGACAGGGTGTAGTCCTGGTCGTAGTACGTCTCGAAGTCAAGAGACACGAGGCGGGCCCAGTCAACTTTGTGTTGTGGGATGACTGGGCGGGTGAAGTCAGCGTTCGGACGGGATGTCTTGGGTTGTTTCTTAAGCGCGCTGGACCAGCTCATATCTCAGCCATCACTTTCTTAGGTTTAGTTTTCTTCACTGGTGTACTGGGCGTCAACGTGCCGAATAGGTCGAGCAGGTTCGTCATGCGGGCGTCCTTGCCCAGCATGAGTTCGTAGACCTTCTCCTCGATCGTGCCCTTGGCCACGATGACGATGGTCTCGGTCTTCTGTGTCTGACCAATGCGGTGTTGGCGCTTGGAGCCCTGCTTGAACACTTCAAGGTCGTACGTCGGGCAGGGCCAGATCGTGGCGGTGCCCTTTGTCAGCGTCAGCCCGTGCGCCGCAGACTTCGGATGGGCGAAGATCGTCTGGTACACACCGGCCTGGTAGCCCTTGACAATCTCGTCGCGGTCACGGTCAGACGTGCTGCCGTCGATCACAGCGAACTTGACCTTGCGCTTCGTGGCCTCGGCAACCAGCGCATCGCGTTGATGTTTCCAGAAGAAGAAACACAGGCTGTGCTTGCGCTGCTCGACGAGGTCAAGAATCATCTCGTAGCGCACGGTGTCCACCACCGCATACTTCCCAGTGCCGTCATATACAGCGCCTGAGCTGATCTGCAGCAGCTTCGTTGCCACAGCGGCTGCGTTGATGGCCAGGACACTCGGTATCGCCCCTTTGCCGGTCAGACGTGCTGTGATACGATCCTGAGCGAGCGTCAGCATCTGTGTCTGCTCCATCTCGAAGTACGCGCGCATCTGCTTAGGTGATAGTTCGTAATCAAGCGAATACGTGTGGTTCGCCGGGATGTCCACACAGTCCTCGAACTTGTGTCTAACTACGATGTCAGATAACAGGCCGAAGACAGCCTCCTCTGCGCCTTCTTTGTCGTTCCATCGGATAGCCTGGGCCATACGTCCGACCTGTGTCGGCTGACACACGGCGTCACGGAACTTGTAGAAGGAGAACCCGAGGCGCTTGCCCTCGTCGAGAATTTGCACCTGATGCCAGATGTCGGTGATGGTGTTGCCGTTAGGCGTGCCAGTCATGCAGCAGCGGTATTTGAAGTGCTTGGCTATTTTGGCAGCGGCTCTTGACCGAAGAGATGTGTGATGCTTATAGGCAGTTGACTCATCAACAACGAGTTCGCTGAACCGTTTGAAGAAGGCTGGCTTCTGTTCTGCGAGCCACTTGACGGCGTCCACATTTGTGACATAAACGTCCACGTCCTCTACGAAGGCCTCGGCCCGGTTATTCGCATCGGCAACGGATACCGTGAGGTGCGGAGCAAATTTTGCGATGTCGTTAACCCAGACCGATCGTAATAGGCTTCGTGGTGCCAGGACAAGGAGGGCTCCAGACCCAGCTCGTCGACGTTTGGCGAATCCCATGATTCGCACGAATGTTTTTCCAGTACCAGGGTCTGATACGTCGAACACGACTGGAGCGGTGTCATTGTGTTTAATTGAAATAGCCTGATGGGCCATGGGTTTGTAGCTAGTCATGCTTTCCTTACACCTACGTCGCAGTGTCCTGAGTGCTCAGGCCCGTATAAACACCACTGGCAGGAGAATTTGTTTGGGTTGGCGGGCCACGATGTGCAGGACACGATGTCGGTGCCCTTCTTGTCGTAGTTCCGTTTGAAGCGCAGGGCCTGGTCACGCGTGAAGACCTGTGAGGTCGTTTCGCCAATGTCTAGGTACCAGAGCTGTGCATCGACCGTCTCCAGTTCCGGGAAACGCAGGAAAGAAACGAGGGCGTACAGCTGAAGCTGCTGGGCGTGCTTGACCTCATTGCCCCACTTTTTCCCGGTCTTGTAGTCCACCACGATGGCGTCGGTCTTGGAGACGTGGACGATGGCGTCGAGTTTGAGGCGCAGCCAGGCTTTCTCCCACGGTGCAATCTCCCAGTCTTTGCACATGCCCCAATTGCCCTCAAGCTCGACCATGCCCTCTGAGTACAGATGGCGCATCAGGTCGAGCTTGATGCCGAAGTGTTTATCAGCTTCGGGGGCAAGAGCATCGTGATCGCCTCTAACATAGAGCTCGCAGTTGTCGTGAACGCGGGTACCGCGGTCGTTGGGGTGTTCTGTTTGGCCGGGTTTGAGAGGGCGTTCCGGTTCAGGAACCTTCTGTTCATGCTTGAGCCAGAAGTATTTTTTGCATTTCTCGAAGTCGCCGAGCTTCGAGAAACTCCATGATTTGGCCATGTTTCGTAGTGCTTTCTAAATTAGAGCTTAGATTATCGCGCCGTCTTCATCGAACACGCAATCACTTTCTGACAGCCGCTCGTCCACATACTCGTCGGAGCACAGGTAGTCATACACGTCCTCAAGACGCTTGTAAATCCAGTCAGCGAAATCATCCATGAGATGCCTGAAATCTTCTTCGTCCGGTTCGCCGACCTCGTCGATACCCCAGTCGTAAATCTCAGTTCTGATGTTGTTGCCGTTACCTGAATAGATCGAGCCCCGAAAATACTCATGCCCGTTCAGCCGTTGTGTCAGCTGCATCAGTGACAGTTCCTTCGCGATGCGCAGCAGTTCCTCGTCGGTAGTTTCCTGCTCGATGTCTTTCACAGCGTTGGGGGCAAACCTGTAGTCACCGTCGAAGTACGCTCCGTCGCCTTGCGAACAGAACCCGCTGAACCAGATATTGGTGGTCTGGTACGTGGTGCCCGGCTTGCGCCCTGGATGTGTGGTCGTCCCGATCTCAATGCCGAGCAGCCTGGCCATGTGGACCGCATCGTCATAGACGCCGTCCCACCAGTCATAGCCCGGATAGTCACCGGACGTGTAGTTCTCGCGTGCTCTTTCCTTTGCACGCTCGGAGAGTTCGTCAAACTTGAACTCAGTCTTTTCTTCGATGTCCGTCATGATGTCAGTCTCAGTGTGACGTTGCGCATCGTCGCTTCGTCGTTGATTGATTTGGTGATAAAGGCAACCTCATCGGGTGTGAAGTGGTGGTACAGCGCCCACGAGATTACCGGCGCCACTCCCGCATACGAACTCTTGTCGCCGTAGTAGGCCAGGATGCGCAGACTACCCACAATCATCGACCCGGCTTTGATGTCGAATCGGTGCGGTGGGCTGTACACCCGGTGGTAAGTCAGCTCGATCATGTCAATACGGCTGATAAGGGGTATTCTTTTCCATGAGGTACTTCGAGAGAGACGGTGCGGCTGAGGGAAACGAGGTCGTAGGGCTCGCCCCCCCCAGAAGTCGGTCTCGAGGTCATCGTTGTCTTCCCCGATGCGGACAAACGCGCCGTCGAACAGCCCTCGTTCGTCCGCATTTTCTTCATCTTTGAACTTTTCGTAGATTGCCCTTAACGCGTCGACGTATTCATAACAGTCATACCACTTGACGCTTTCCTCGTAGAACGACAGCGTCAGCCATCCTTCATGTTCGGAAGCTGAAAGTTCATCCAGTGCCGCTTTTGTGGCTGCTGACCCTTCCAGGCGGAGCGTCATCAACACAGGGATAACGTCTTCTTTTTTGCCGCGAATGGCAAACGCTACTTGGCTCCGATAACCCATGATCTACCTCGTTAAATTTCAATCGGAATCGTCTCGCCAAAAGGCGCAACGACATCCGTCGTGCAGCACCACAGGACCGGGTAGTCCGGTGCATTCGGGAATGAGCCGTAGCCATCCGTGAGGTACACAAAACACACCGGGGTGATGTTGTTCTCGGCCACGTGCTGGAACGGTGGGGCGAAGGCCGTGCCGCCACCGCCATGGAGCTTGAAGTGCAGCTCGTCGTTCGGGCCGAACTCGTCTACGTGATTGACTTCTGAGTCGCAATATATGACTATCGTCTTGCTCGGCCGGCTCGTCTGCACGATGGCCTTGATCTCGCTGCCGAAGGCGTTGAGCGTGGCCTGGTCGATGGAGCCGGAGGTGTCAATCGCCACAACGATCTCGCCCATGTTTTCACTGTGCAGCGTGGGCAGGTAAAAGCCCTGGCCCAGGAAGCGCTTGTTCGGCCGCTGCCAGCTGTAGTCGTTCTTGCTCGTCTCGGCGATGAAGCGCTGCAGCATCGAGCGCCAGTCGACCTTCGGGTTTGTCAGCTCGTCGATGAACCGGGACAGCTTGCTAGGCAGCTTGCCCATGGCCTGCGCAGCTTGTGCGGCCTGGACGGTAGCGATCTTCCAGTCGACGTTGTTGACAGCGGCGTCATCAGGCGCACCGTCCTGACAGTCGTCCAGCGGATCACCTGCGCCGCCGCCCCCGCTGCCATCGTTCGGAGGTAGCATCTCGTACACATGATCTGTGGTCATGCCAGCGTATGCTTTGTTGTGCAGCCAGCCCTTGATGGGCGTGAATCCGGAGTCAACCAGCACGTCGTTGATAACGAAGTCGCCAGCCTGGTTCCACCGACGTGGCTCGCGGTCACCACGGCGACCAATGTGTTCGAACACACAGTGCATCACTTCGTGGCCAATCAGAGTTTTTGTTTCTTCGTAGGACTGTTTTGCGATGAACTCAGGGTTGTAAAAGATGTGCTTGCCATCAACAGCAGCCGTTGGTATTTTGGGTTCCTCGACCAGCTGCAGGCGCAGGGCCAGCATGCCGAAGAACGGCGCGTCCAGGACAAGGCCGGTACGTGCCCGGGTGAGTTGTGTGACTACTTCGTTGTTCATGCGAACTCCTTGGGTAATGAGGTGTACGGTACCGGTACCGGTGCCTTGTAACGAGCACCATGTGCTTCGTATAGGGCACCACGTATTTGATGAGGCGGTCCGTAGTGCCTGGCGAGAAGCATGAAGTTTTCAGGGTCTGTCACAAAATCTCTGACCTTGGCGACATTGCCGGAGTCAGGCGATAAAGAAAGCGAGAGGTTCGCCCGAGGCAGTCCACCCAACCGCGCAGTCAGCTTGTACCAGTCCGCGTAGGGCCTGAGCATCTTCTGCACCTCAGCGCCTTTCTTGCGGTCATAGACCCACTGAGTCAGTTCGGCAGGCTGAGTCGTCAGGCACCAGTTGCCTTTCTCAGTTGGTACCAGGATCAGTGCCTGATTGCCCTCCATATAGAAGCGCGTACCCTCATCAGTGCGCACCTGCCAGAACATCCGGCCTTTATGTGAGGACGCGCTGCACCCAGACGGGTTAACGCAGTTCGCGAACATGACACTCGACTGTGTGTCGTGTGTTCTCAACGAGACGCTGCCGTCGGCAAAGTACGTGACCAGCGCCGTGTCGTATAGGAAGCACGCATAACTGTTTCCTCTGTCCTGCTGCACGAGACGTTTGTGAGCCTCACGTTTGCCTGATAACGGGCGGCGGTTCGTGTGTTCGTTCCTCCACTCTGGCTGATTGTTCCAGTGCTTCTTCGCTTGTTCGTAGGAGCCTATGCTCGTCATGTTGCGGGTGCTGATGCTCCAGGCCATTACGGTGTCCTCCCCAAAATTTCTTGTGCCGCATGCGCCACGCGACCGCGCAGCGCAGGGTTACGTCTAATGGCGTCTGGTGGTTCGATCAGCTGACCACGGATATCTTTCTCAAGCTGCGTGATCAGTGGGTCGTCCGTGATGTTCAGGCCGTTGAGCACGACACACAGGTCTTCTGCATTCGTGATCAACGTGTCCTTGAAGATCGCATCCGGGATACTCAATCTTTCATAGATTTTCGATACCACGTCGCGCACACGGGCGAAGGTGGCCTTGACGGCAGCCTCCTGTTTCGTGTGCACAGTGTTTGTGATCGAGGTACGGATTTCCTCAGCCGCCTCGTTACCCACATCAACACGAAAGTCGTTGGCTGCGGGCACCGGTGCGAACTCAACGGCCAGGTCAAACCGGGCATACATCTCGTTAGCGTCAGGGTAATCGTCGGGCTCATACATCGTGCCCAGGCGCTGGCGCGCGCACTGAACTTCTGCAGGGTAGTTGGCGACCAGCTCTGATGTCAGTTTTGTGTACTGGGCCTTGGCGTTGCGCATGAACGCTGTGTAGTCCATGAACAGCTTGCTCGGCAGCAGGCGCTGGCCGTTATCGTTCCATGCCAGAGTCAGCTCGTAATGTTTCTGGCGTACTTCGCCAGTCAGTTTTGTGTGTGGTGTCAGAAGAGACTTGCTGACGAGGTCTTTGTTGAACCGGCCAGCGTTGTGCGCGCCATGCGCCGTCTCAACTTCAGCAGTGACTTTCTTGTCCTGCTTCTTGCCGGGCCATTGCTTGATATTCAGCTGGACCAGCATCGCGCGTTCTTGGATGCTCATATCGAGTCCCTTTCTTCATCATCTTTAAGAAGGTCGTTAATCTGCTCCACGCAGTGGTTGCAGATGTGGTTTCCGCGGCTGCGAATGAGCAACTCAATCACTCCCACTGCCTCACCGCAGAAGGAGCACACCGGGGGTGGTGTGTCGGGGTTCAGTTCTTTGATCGCCATGATGTTGTGTTGATTAACACCTGTAGTTTGTGGATGTTCGCCCGGGTCTTGGCAGTTAGGCCACTGACGTTAAACCCAAGCAACCGGGCGTGAACAATCTTGGCGGCGTGAAGCTCGTGCTGAGCTTTACGTCGTCGTTGCCGAGGGTTCAGCTTTGGTTCCATGGGTATTGTCGGAAGTGAGATTTGTCTGGGAATCGCTTTCTCAAATCGGCGCGTACTTCCAACCAGCCTTGGTAGGACCGGACGTACATTCGACAGGCCATCTGGGTTATCTCGGAGGTTGTCTCTGGGTTGCGGATCAGTTCGAGCAGGAGTGCCCCTGCTTTGTTGACACCCATGACCAGCGTGTTATAGAGCGGAACCACCTCGGTTATGGCTGGCTTCACAGCAGCACGTTCTGGTTCTTGATGCCCCAGTCCATGTAGCTCTTTGTACCGGTCAGCTTACCGTCACGACGAATAGCTGACCGAACAAACACCACCTGGAACTCGACCGGCATGCGGTCGGTGTACTTCATGATGCGCGCGATGTTTGCCGTGGTTGCTTTAGAGTCCAGCGCCGTCGCCATGGCGTACATACCAGCTGGGGAGGTCGGCACTTTCGTACCGTCCGGGTCCAGCAGCACCTGGTCGATGGTGGGCAAGTCCTTGATCTGCCGCACGAAGCCGGAGAACTCAGCGGCTGCGCCTTCACCGACCGTGCCCTTGATCAGCTCGTACTCGTCGTCAGCACTGTGGCTGTCTTTGTAAATATCATTTACAAACGCCCAGCTGCGTGGGCTTGGGAACGCCCGGGGGTTGGCGGCTGAGTCGAAGCAGTGCAGCAGGTTCGGACGGAAGCGGATGAACGCGCGCAGGTCAGTATGAAGCTCGTTCTCCATTGCCCAGTGGCTCCAGTCGTCGACGTTGATGTCGAAGTCCAGGTGCACGAAGCGGTTGGCCAGGGCAGCAGGCATGGCGTGGACGACGCTACGATCGCTCGCACGATTACCAGCAGCCATCACAGACCAGCCGTCAGGCAGCTTGTACTCACCGATCTTGCGGTTGAGAACGAGCTGATAAGCAGCTGCCTGGACGGATTGAGGAGCTGAATTCATCTCATCTAAAAAGAGGAGACCTTTGCCCTTCTTCGGCAGGAAGTCGGCTGGCAGCCAGGACATCTGCTTCTTGACAGAGTCGACGGTAGGGAAGCCCTTGAGGTCGATTGGGTCGAGCAGGCTCAGGCGCACGTCGCGCAGTTCGAGCTTGTGATCTTCAGCGATCTGTTTGATGACGTCAGACTTGCCTACGCCAGGTGCGCCCCAGAGGAACACTGGGCGCTGTTTGGCGAGGAGTTTAGGCAGCGCGGAACGGAGGGAGGAGGGCTTCATGATCAGACCCCCAGACGTTGTTTCAGGGCAGCCAGCTCTTGAGCCTTGCGCTCAGCGTAGCCCTCTTTGTTCTTTGGCGTGGGGTTAAGGGTGAAACGTGCCAGAGCACGTGCGCGACGTGCTTGAGCACGAGGGGATGTGTTTACTTTCTTCATAGCGAAGCTCCAAAAGTTAGATCGAAATTAGACGTACGATTTCAGGGCGTGTTAGATCATAGGTACCTCATGTTTGTGCCGGATGGCATTCTTGGCTGCCTTGACGGCATCCTCCAGTTGCTTGATGGTGCAGTTTTCCAACTGCGCATCATGAATCTCGATAGCTAGGTTCAGCGCTGTGATTTCACTAGCGCGCATGACAAAATTCCCGCTGCGCATGGTCAGGTCGTCCAGTGCGTCTCGCGCTTCAGTTAACTCAGGGAGCCAGTCACGACCGAGGTTGTGCTTCGCAAGCGCCTCTGCCGTTGTCAGCATGTGCCCGAGAGCCACGATGTCCGTCCCGGTTCCTTTACCCTTCACCAGAGAGTCCATTGCGCCGTGGTTTGTTACCTTTACGCGGGTCACTGTCTCGGCAGCGGCTGTTACTGGTAGGTTCCCTGTGAGGATGTAGAGCAGGTTGTTGTTCAGTGCAGGGCGTGGGCGATAGGAGCTACGTTTTCTCATTTGATAAGCTCCTTGATTGCTTCTGAACACTCGTCAGCGCCCATGCTCAACCCTTGATAGTGTGGGTCGTATGCGTTTGGGCCGGGTTTGTGCTTGTATGTATCGTTATGCTGGGTCGATATGTCGTCACAGATTCCGGCAGCTTCCTCCAGCGCCATCTTTCGGCACAGTGCGCCGTATTCGCGCATTGATGCGTCAGTGTGGGCCTGTATGGTCTTGCCGCCGTCGAATCGCTGAAA